TATTACTCGTGGTATATCTGGGTTTATTAATCCTGTTCGTTTAGCAGGAATGCTTAAAGATTTTCCAGAAGCTTATAATGAAGTTATAAATAGAGGTGAGATCTACCAACAAATCCTTAAAGAAGGTGGTAGTCTTATGTCTGCTAATGTTCGTAACTCTGCTTACTTAGAGAATGCTTTTAAAGAGAGTGCTGATGTACTAAGAAAGACTCCTCAGTTTAAAAAGATGGCAGCTAGACTAGGTAGAACTCCTGCTGACTTATATGAAGGACTATCTAAGAACTCTAACAAAGCGATGTGGACTGTTCGTGATGTTCTTTATACTCAGTTAATTATGGAGAAGATGCGTAGAGAAGGCATTAGCATGAAAGAAGCTATTGATGCTGTAGAGCGTCACATGCCTAGCTATCGTTTACCTAGCCGTATTGGTGAGAAACTACTAGGTGCTAAGCTATCTCGTATGGCTTCTCAATCTTTAGGTAATCGTAATGTATTCTTGTTTGCTCGTTACCACTATGGTATGGTGAACTCTGCATTGAATACAGTTAAAGATATGGGTATGTTAGATAAGAATGTTCTTAAGTCCAAACAGTTTAAAGAAGGTATGGACTCTGCTCTTGCAGTTGTAGCAGCTATGGCTATTGTTTACCCTATGCTAGATCAAATGGCTGAGTTTGTAGCTCAAGCTATGGATTCAGAAGGACGAGTATCCGAAGCTAAGATGCGTCGAGCTGGTGTACTTCACGTATTTGATACTATAGGTGAGGTAGCTGAAGGTAAGAAAGATGCTTATGCTTTATCTAGTATCTTGCTAACTATGAATCCAGTATTACAAACTATGATTGAGTTAGCATTTAACTATGAGTTATATAATAGAAGAGAGATAATTAATACTCAGTCTCCTGCAGGAACTATCATGACTGACTACTTAAACTTCTTAGCTCGCAAAGTTCCACAAGTTGGACAAGCTATGAGAGCTACTGATGAAGATTATGGTACAGGTTTGGGTGGTGTACTGTTAAGAAACTTCTTCGACATCAGAACAAAAACAGCAGATCAGATTGATAGAGAAGAAAGACAGGTCGAAAGAAAGCAAGCTGAAGCATTTAACAAAGAATTAGGACTTGATTAAGAAAAACGACCTTCACAATCGCTGTATATTGAAAGAAAAAAGGCCACCTAATATGATGGCCTTTCTTTTTACCTATCTCTCAATATAGAGCTTTCTAGATATGTCTATGAAGATTTCACTCCTTTTTAAGGGATGTTAGTAGTATTCGTACCACTAAAACATCTATGATTATATAATTTGCTAGTTCATCGTCATAAAATTCTACACCAAGTGAACAGCCTGTAATAAATTCTGCATCAACTAACATAAATTTTCCTTATTAGATTTCACAACTACCTCCTGTACATGCTAAAGTTTGAGTTCCTTCTGTATTGTCATCGTATTCTACAAAGTCCTCCCATGAAATGTTAGTTGGAATATCTTTAATCAACTCTTCATACTGTTCTTTTGTAATGTCCTCGTAAGGAGCTTGTTGATATGTATGATTTGAATGTGGTAAGAATGATACACCACTAATCTCATCAAAGTGTTTCCATACCCACGCACCTACCTCAGGCCATTCGTCATCTTTAACAGTAATAGTTACTGAAGGTTTGTGTTCACACCAGTGACGTTGATAAATCAACCATAACTCTAGTTGTTCTAGAGCAGTCTTATCATGTCTTGTGATCGCACCTTCTGGTGCTTTCATTGGGAATGTAAATACTGCAGTAGAATCTGGTCTAAACACTTCGTCTTCTACAGGAACTCCCTTATCTTTGAGATACTGGTAGATCGGGTCTTTCTTATCCATGCGTATCCGTCGCAGATAGTAATGGCTGTGGCGAGAGTGGATGCCACTAGCACTATCAACCAACTGAGATACGGTACCTGAGGGCTTAACACAAGTGATAGAAGCAGAAGCTGGAATACCAAGCTTTGCAGAAAGTTCCTCATTAACGGTTCTAGCATAGTCTCTTAATCTCCTTAACATTTCAGGTTCAGGATCGCTAGTTAATTTACAATCCATAATACCTGTTAGTGATACACCTAGTAAACGTTCTTCCTCTGTGTTACGTTTCCAATCTTCTGACAAGAACTGAAAGTCAGTCAATGTAGATTGAATAGTTCCTAGTATAGTTGCCAATCGAACTTTGTTTCTGAGAGAAGATTCGGTATCTTCTTTCCGTACAACCACTTCTGTAAGATTGCAGAACTGTTTATCACGGAGGATAATTTCTGAGCAAGGGTTGGTTCCGTAGTTAAGAGTTGGGTCTCTACGTTTCCAAAGAGCTGCCTGTGCTTGAGAAGCAACACGATTAAATATTCCTCGTTCACCTGACTTGGACTTAACAAGAGATAGCCACTCTTCCATAAAAGTTTCACTGTCGGGTTTTTCTGTGTAGGCGACTGAGTTGTTCGCCAATCCTCTATGTGGATATTCATTATACCAAGCTCCCATCTTTGCTTCACGCATACGTCGATCAGTTAAGTTAGACAAAGAGATTAGTGCTGAACGTCGTACACCACCTACTACAACGATCTCACCAATCATACACATGATATCATGTACTTCTATTGATGTGAGTTTTCGTCCACTAGCTTCTGTAAAAGTATTAATCGTGAAGTCAAATAGTCGCTTAAGGGGCTCAGGTCCTGATGCTCTTCCACCAAAAGTTTTAAGTCTTGCTCCAGCTGGTCGAACCTTAGAGTAATCAACCTGCGGGATATCTCCTTCCCAGAGAGAAGAGAGAAGTTTTTTGAAGGCTTTTGCCCATCCGAGTTTGCTGTCTTGTACAACGATGACATCGTCAACCTTTCGTAATGTTGCTGGAATAACTGGTAACTGTGCAATCTCTTGACGTTCACAAGAGAAGCCAACTCCTGTACCATTCATTAAGATATAAAGAGCCTCGCTAAATGCCCGCTTATTGTTAATAGCCAGATAACTACAATTATAAGCACTAATGTTGTCCCTTTCACAAGCCTCTCCTGCTGTCATAAGTAAGCGCATTGACGGCATAACTTCTAGATTGAGGATTGCTTGTTGCAATTCGTTCATATCTACTTCATTAGCTTTATCGCCAAGCTTATTAGTTAGATAGTTAGTTAGCCTATTAACTGTTTGTTCCCATGATTCACGTTTCTGTAACTCAGGAATGAATCGAGAGTATCGAGAACGATGAATGATGGATTGATATAATGATGGTAATTCCATGTTACTCCTTAACAACGGTACGTTATACAAATTTATGGGAGGAAAGACTAGTAGAGGCCAGTCTATAACTCTAGTTCCTCTACGATCCTGTCCCATTTATCTTCTATCTTATCTTCAAAAGCATTAACAATATCTTCAGTAGTCAAACCTAGTAGATCAATTATATCTACTTCATCTACTTGTTGTACTATTTTTTCTTTAAGTTCTGGTAGAGTTAACACTTTCAAATTCCTTTAACAACTCAATAAAATGGATAGCTTTGTCTAAGTCTTGTACTCCGCCTTTCTTCCTCCATCGACAAAGATACTTGATTGCTGTTGCTTCTAGGTATGGTATACCATTTACATGACAGAACTCTGCAGGTTGAATTGCAAACTCCTTGTAATGATTACCTCCTACTTGTTTCTCTAAAGCATTAGTTGACATTAACTACCCTTTCTACTTCTCTTGTTCTAAGATTCTTATTACCACGGAACCAGTTACCACAATCTGTACACTGATAACGCTGGAACTTACTTACTGCAGTGAGAGCATACCCTCGTTTTTGATGATGTGTTCCACCACAGTTAGGACATACCAGTTGTTCATCGTTAAAGATAGACATATTGATATGATGTTTAATCCATGGTCTAAACTTATAGTAAACTTTCTCTAGAAGAACAACGTCGTTCTTGTTGTACTCTTCCATAGTAGCCCATGCTTCAGGATTGTTTGCCATGCATTGAATCCAAAGATCATGTCCTACATGCTTAGTCTTCTGACCTAGACCAAGTGCTTGTGATACATAGTCTAATTTGTTAGATACAAATCTAAACTGTTTCTTAGCTACTTGTAGTAGATCTATTTGTTTGACAGGACTAGGAGGAGATAACCCTGCTAGTAAGAACTCTTTGTTAAGAGTTGGCATATCAAACTTAGCACCATTGTAATGAATAACTGCATCTGCTTCATCAATTAGATTGTGAATCTTCTTAAGCATGTCAATGTTCTTTGATTTGTACACACTGTCAAAGAAGATCTCATCTTCACCTAACCACTTAGCAGCAAAACACATAGTGTAGGATGATTCCAATAGCTGATTAAGGCTAATGTTTTGTTGCCAAATGCCCCACACATGAGCTGTGTTAGGACTAGTTTCAATGTCTAGCAGGAGTATCTTTGCCATTTAGTTTACCTTTCCACCTGACTCTTTAAAGAGTTCAAGTTCCTGTTCTGCTTCTTCAGTATTAACTGAAATGATTCCATAATGAACCAAGTCTTTGATTGCGTAATCCATAAGGAACGCTGCTTCTTCTTTATCTACATGAAAGTCAAAGTCCAAAGACCCGTCTTCATTTTGCACACAGTTTT